AACTAATAAATGTATTATAAGAGTAATGACGCATAGACCAGTTGGGGCAGGTGCCTCATTTGCATTTACAGCAGGAACCGCAACAACTTCAACAGCATTTTCAGTTCAGTCTGATACTTTGAGAGTGATTGCGGTTGGTGGTGCAGCACACGTTGCAATTGCAGCAAGTCCAGCTACAACAGCAACTGATTACTACATTCCCTCAGGAACTGCGGTAACTCTTGCAATGACCAAGGCATCTAATAGAGTAGTCGGTGTTACTACTGGAACATCAACGATTCTAACCTTTGCAGAAGGAACTCAGGCACCATTTGGTGTTGGTGATTATATCAGTCTAACTGCAAGTGGACAATCTTATTATGATTTCTCTCATCAAAGAGTTGCATCGGTAGATACATCTTCTGGTGTAAATGGATATTTCCAAGGTAGAATTACTGTAAGTTATAATTCAAGTGGAATTTTGACTGCTTTTGCACCAACTGATGCAACCGCAGTTGTTTCTCAGAAAATTGCTGCTTTTGGAGCAGGTGGTGGTGGAACACTTTATTATCAACAAGTACAAATTACCAACCAAGCATAAAATGAAACTCATTACCGAAGAAATTGAATCAGTAGAAGTTATTACCGAAAATGTAAACGGTAAAAAAACTCTCTATATTCAAGGACCTTTCCTACAAACTGAAGTCGTAAACCGTAACGGCAGAATGTATCGTATGCCTGTTATGGAGAGGGAGGTAAGACGTTACACTGAGCAGTATGTAAATAAAGGTCGTGCTCTTGGAGAACTTGGGCATCCAGATGGCCCAACAGTAAACCTTGATAGAGTTTCTCATAAAATTGTTTCTCTTCGTCGTGAAGGAAATAATTTTGTCGGCAAGGCACAAATTCTTTCTACACCAATGGGTAAAATTGCAGAGTCACTTCTGAAAGAAGGAGTAACTCTTGGCGTTTCTTCTCGTGGGATTGGTTCTGTAACAAGAAACAATGAGGGATATAGTGAAGTTGGAGAAGACTTTATGCTTGCAACTGCTGCTGATATTGTTGCAGACCCCTCTGCTCCTGATGCATTCGTTCAGGGAATTATGGAAGGTAAAGAATGGGTATGGGATGGTGGAATGCTAAAAGAAAGAGCAGCACAAATGACGCAAAGAAGAATCAATACTCTTGTAGACCAAAGGCGTCTGGAAGAGCATAAGATTGAATTATTCAACAATTTCTTGAATGCATTATAATTAGTGTAATTTATCAGATTATAAATAAATATAGTTTATAACCTAAGGTTAATCGGAGAGTTCAAATGTCTCGTGGAGATTTACAAGAAATGGAAGTAGGCACAAAGCAATCCAAAACCGCTGTTAATGCTGGTGCAAAAGCAGCGGATGCGATGCCAAAACTGTCAGGTAATATTCCTGATGGCCAAACCGCAAGTTGGGAAGACCTTGGAGGTCCTACCCCAGAAAACTATAAGTCAGATGATGACTCAGCAAAACTGAAAACACCTGGCGCAACACTCAAGCAAGTCAGAGATGTTGTAAATAAGGGTGCTAAAGGTGCTGACCCTATGAAAGGTATGAAGGAAGAAGAAGAAATTGAGTATGATGAAGATGAGGAACTTTTAGAAGCTTCTGAAGAAGAAGGTGACGAAGACGATACCAAAGAAGATAAAAAGAAAAAGTCTTCTAAGGAAGATGATTCTGAAGATGAGGACGAAGATGAAGATGAAATGAAGAAAGAAGAGTATGACATTGAAGAAGATGTTAGTGCTCTCCTTTCAGGTGAAGAGCTTTCTGAGGAATTCCAAGAGAAAGCACGTACCATCTTTGAAGCTGCTCTAAGATCAAAAGTTTCCGAAATTAAGGAAACTCTTGAAGAGCAATATGCTGCTGCTCTCTCTGAAGAGGTAGAGGAAATTAAGTCCGAACTTTCAGAGCGTGTAGATTCATATCTCGAATACGTTTCTGATGAGTGGTTCGCTGAGAACGCACTCGTCATTGAAGGCGGTCTTAAGACCGAAATGACCGAATCATTCCTTGAAGGAATGAAGGGTCTTTTTGAAGAACATTATGTAACAATCCCTGAAGATAAGTATGATGTATTAGAGAGTATGGTAGATAAACTTGACGACATGGAGACAAAACTCAACGAGCAAATTGAGAAAAATGTTTCCCTCAACAAGCGCCTCGCAGAGTCGGTTGCTGATGGAATCTTAGATCAAGTTTCTGAAGGTCTTGCAGACACTCAGAAAGACAAGCTCGCTTCACTTGCCGAAAGTGTTGAGTTTGAAAGTGAAGATAATTATCGTGAAAAACTGGAGACATTGAAAGAATCATATTTCCCTTCAAAGGGAGTTTCTCCATCTGCTAAATCTGACACTCTTTCAGAAGGAGTAACCGGTGCTCCTGAGTCCGTCTCAGGTTCAATGGCTGCTTATCTGAAAACTCTTTCAGCATTCAGCAAATAATTGAATTTAATATAATTCAAACGCAAACAATCACACTACAAAAGGTAAACGCAAATGTTCCAATCCGAGCATCTGCAGGAAAAGTGGGCCCCACTCCTCAACTATGAGGGTCTTGATCCAATCAAAGATTCCCATCGTAAGGCTGTAACCGCTGTCCTGCTCGAAAATCAAGAGAAATTTTTAAGAGAGCAATCTGCTTTCGATAACGGATCCATGAGTATGCTCATGGAAGGACCAACCAACGCAACTGGTACTGGTGGTTTCAGTGGTAGTTCTACTGCTGGTGGTCCTACCGCAGGTTTCGATCCAGTTCTGATCTCCTTGATCAGACGTTCAATGCCTAACTTGGTCGCATATGACCTCGCTGGCGTTCAACCAATGAGTGGTCCTACTGGACTAATCTTTGCAATGCGTTCACGCTACACCAACCAAAGCGGTACAGAAGCATTCTTCAACGAAGTTGATTCTGCATTCTCTGGACAAAACTCAGCGTTTGATAACGTTGGATTTGGTAGCACCAACGCAGGTATTGGTACTACTGCTCAAGCAGGTACTAACCCATCCGTTCTAAACCCAACCGCAACTGCAGATCAAACTGCATATAACGTTGGTAACGGTATGCAAACTGGTGATGCAGAAAACCTTGGCGATGGCGTCAATGGTGATCAGTTCAACCAAATGGCATTCTCAATCGAGAAAGTCACCGTTACTGCTAAGTCAAGAGCACTCAAGGCTGAGTACTCACTTGAGCTTGCACAAGACCTCAAGGCAATCCACGGTCTGAATGCTGAAGCGGAATTGGCAAACATTCTCTCAACAGAGATTCTTGCTGAAATCAACCGCGAAGTTATTCGTACCATCTATAAGGTTGCTGAGCAAGGTGCTGTTCAAAACACCGCTACTGCTGGTGTATTCGATCTCGACGTTGACTCCAACGGTCGTTGGTCAGTTGAGAAGTTCAAGGGTCTTCTTTTCCAAATCGAGCGTGATGCTAACGCAATCGCACAAAGAACTCGTAGAGGAAAGGGTAACATCGTCATGTGTTCTGCTGACGTTGCTTCAGCACTGACCATGGCTGGTGTTCTTGATTACACCCCCGCACTCAATGCTAACCTTAACGTTGATGACACTGGCAATACTTTTGCTGGTACATTGATGGGTAAATTCCGCGTCTACATCGACCCATATTCGGCCAACCTCACTACCGCTAACGGTACTCCAGGTAACCAGTATTATGTTGTCGGTTATAAGGGTGCATCTCCTTATGACGCTGGTATCTTCTACTGCCCCTATGTTCCTCTCCAAATGGTTCGCGCCGTTGGTGAGAACTCCTTCCAACCAAAAATTGGCTTTAAGACCAGATATGGTCTTGTTGCTAACCCATTTGCAGAAGGAACCTCCCAGGGTCTTGGCAGACTTCAAACCAACGCAAACCGTTATTACAGACGTGTTGCTGTTAAAAATCTCATGTAATTTTACATGTAGTTTTCAAGGGACCCCAAAAGGGTCCCTTTTTTTATCTAAATATTTAAAAAAACAATGGCACCTCAAATTGAAAATAGGAATTTTCTATCTCCTACAGGATTTAAATTCACTCTGAAAAGAAGTCCTAAGGTTGCATTTTTTTGTAATGAGGCAAATATTCCAGACTTAAATCTTGGTATTGCGGTACAAACTTCATACTTAAAAGATATTGATCTTCCTGGTGATAAAATAGTTTTTGGGGATTTAAATTTAAGATTTTTGGTTGACGAAAATCTTGAAAATTATATGGAAATTCAAAATTGGATTCGTGGTCTTGGATATCCAGAAAATTTGCAGCAGTTTGCAGACTTGCAAAATCAAGGATTAATTCAAGGTAATTATACACAAGATAGACAGAACATATATTCTGACGGAACTCTTCAGGTATTAACCAGTAGTTCAATTCCAAATTTTCAAGTAGTCTTTAAAGATTTATTTCCATATTCATTAGGAACACTTACCTTTGATGCAACACAAACTGATATTCAATACTTTACAGCAGACGTAGGTTTCAAGTATACTATTTACAGTATAACCGATCTTAGTGGCAATCCCTTATGAGTATTGATCTTGATAAAATTCAAGAAATGTGGGAGAAAGATGCAAAGATAGATCAAGACAATCTACATACAGAATCTCTAAGTATCCCCATTCTTCATGCAAAATATTTTGACCTTTATAATACAATTTTTCTTTTAAGGAAAAAAGCAGAGCAACAGAAAAGAAATATTCGTCACGACCGATATGAGTATTATTCTGGAAAGGCTGATCCAGAAACCTATGTAGAAAATCCTTTCCCAAAGAAGATTCGTGATAAGGATACGATGCAAAAGTATCTTGATGCAGACGAAAGACTTTCTACGATATGTTTAAAAATTGATTACTATGATACAATGCTTGTTTATTTGGAAAGCATTCTTAAAGTCATACAGAACAGAACATATCAGATTAAGAATGCAATTGAGTTTATGAGATTTAATGCTGGATTAGGGTAAATAAATATACTTAGATGAATGCATCTAAGTGACAAATACAACTAATCTGGTTATAAGTAAATCAAACGAAGTATTTTTAAAAATAAAAACAGAACCTCATATTGAATATGAACTGAGAGATCATTTCAAGTTTGAGGTTCCTGGAGCAAAATTCATGCCTCAGTATAGGGGTAGAAATTGGAACGGAGAAATACATCTATATGACATGAGATCCAAGCAGATTTATGTGGGTCTCTTGGATAAGATTGTCAATTTCTGCGAACAGTATGGATATACTTATAAATTTGAAGACAATAAATTCTACGGACAACCGTTTGAAGTCAATGAAATGATTTCATATGAGGGTGTCAAAGATTACATGCATTCTATTTGTACTCATTCTCCAAGGGATTATCAAGTAGAGGGAGTATGCGATGCTCTAAAACATAATAGAAAATTACTGATAAGTCCCACTGCGTCAGGCAAATCTCTGATGATTTATTCATTAGTGAGATACTATGCAGATAGACACGAAAAAATACTCTTAGTTGTTCCGACGACATCTCTTGTAGAGCAAATGTACAAAGATTTCCAGGATTATGGTTGGGATGCTGAGTCATATTGTCACCGCATTTATTCTGGTAAAGAAAAGACAAATGAATTTCCAGTCACAATTACTACTTGGCAATCTGTATATAAACTGGACCGTTCATTCTTTGAAGACTATGGTGTTATTATAGGCGATGAAGCTCATTTATTCAAGAGCAAGTCATTGATTGAAATTATGACTAAACTTCATCATGCAAAATATCGTTTTGGTTTTACAGGAACACTTGATGGAACTCAAACTCACAAATGGGTTCTTGAAGGATTGTTTGGTCCATCATATAAAGTAACCAGAACCGATGAATTGATGAAACAGGGACATCTCTCGCAATTAGATATTCAGTGTCTTGTTCTTAAGCATCCTCCACAAAAGTTTGAAACATATGAAGATGAGATACAATATTTGATTTCTCATGAGCAAAGAAATAAATTTATTACCAATCTCACTCTTGACTTAAAAGGAAATAGTCTTTTACTTTTCAGTCGTGTAGAGGCTCACGGAGCAGTACTTTTTGATCAAATAAATACTAACAAGCGAGGTGATAGGAAAGTCTTCTTTATTCATGGTGGTGTAGATACTGAAGAAAGAGAATTGGTTAGGGAGATTACTGAAAGAGAAAACAGTGCAATCATTGTTGCTTCTTATGGAACTTTTAGTACTGGAATCAATATTAAAAATTTGCACAACGTTATCTTTGCTTCTCCTTCAAAATCCAGAGTCAGGAACCTCCAATCAATTGGAAGAGTTTTGAGAAAAGGAAAAAACAAAACTAAAGCAGTCTTATACGATATTTCAGATGACTGCACTAGTAATTCAAGAAAAAATTATACACTAAATCATCTCATTGAAAGAATTAAAATCTATAATGAAGAGAATTTCAATTATGAGATAATCACTATACAACTAAAGAAATGATAGAAGAAGATTTTTATGCAACAGTTAAATTAAAATCAGGTGAAGAAATATTTGCTAAGGTTGCTGCCTCTGAAGAAGAGGAAAGAACTATGCTGATTATTTCCAATCCAATTATGATATCTGAAGTTAAAAGTAGGATTGGAATAGTTGGATATAAATTTGAACCTTGGTTAAAGACAACCACTGAAGATATGTTTATTATAAAACTTGACGATGTTCTAA